CTCCTGCCCTCGACGCCCGCGTGCTGGTGCCTCTGGCGCTCGCTGATGCCCTCGCGCTGGAGCCCGTGGTCTTCGCCGGAGTCGCGGGCATGCCCGGCCGAGGCCTGAGGCAGGCCGCCGGCGTCGGCACCCGCGCAGCCGCAGGCGTGGGCGGGCGGAAGGCATCGGGATCTCCCTCTCGGGATGTGGAGTGAATCATGGCACAGCGCATCTACCTGAAGAGAGGCGACGCGGGCTCGACACTCGAGCAGACGCTCAGGCGCGACGGCTCCGCCGTGGACCTCACGGGCGCATCCGTCAGGTTCATCATGTCCACGAGCCCGACCTCGACGCCCAAGGTGGACGCCGCTGCCACCATCGTGGATGCCTCCGCCGGCAAGGTGCGCTACACCTGGCAGGCCGCCGACCTGGACGCTCCCGGCCGCTACATCGCCGAGTGGCAGGTCACGTTCGCAGGCGGAGCCGTCGAGACCTATCCGGTCGGCGGCTACCTGAGCATCCAGGTCGACCCCGACCTCGGCGGATGAACCCCGGAGCCATCGCCTCCGAGCTCGAGCGGCTCATGGATCTCCTCTGGGGAGAGACGGAGCAGCTCGCAGCGCTCGCCGAGAGAGCCGCCAGGGCCGAGGTCGACTACCGGGCGTGCAAGGCCAAGGCCTACCTGGCAGCGGAGGGAACGGTGCCGGAGCGGGAGGCGCACGCCACGCTCGAGAGCCAGGACGAGCTGCTCGCTCACCGACTCGCCGAGGGGCTCTACCACGCCCAGCGGGAGAAGGTCGCGAGCATCAGGGCCCAGATCGAGGCGCTGAGGACGCTCAACGCCAACATGCGGGTGTGAGCCGCGGCGCTCGGGGATAGGGGAGGCGAAAGTCTAGGTGCTTGACCGTTTTCCCGACTCCGCGCCACCCTTTTTCCGCCCTGCGGACGAACCGGAGGTGCCAGATGGCCTCTGACCTGCGCAAACGCACTCACCTCGGCGGCCGGAATGCCGCTCGGTGGCAGAAGGTGCGCCTGGCGGTGCTCGAGCGCGATGGATGGACCTGCCAACTGCGCTACGACGGCTGCACGGGCCGCGCGGAGGAGGTGGACCACATCATCCCGCGTCAGTTCGGCGGTGCGATGTTCGATCCGGACAACCTGCGGGCCGTCTGCGCGACCTGCCACGACCAGCGGCGCTACCGCTACCGCCCGCCATCGCGCGCCGGGGCCTCGAGGGACTGGTATGGCGGCGCGGCGTAAGGGTCCCAACCGGGCTGCGCTCGACGCCACGCTTCGCGAGATCGAGCGTGAGGTGCCCGACGTGCTCGTGCAGATGCTGCGCTCGCTCGCCGACGCGGTCGATGCGGAGCCGGCCAAGGCCTCGCTCTGGCGGGAGTACCGCGAGGCGCTGCGGGAGGTGCTCGACGCTCATGGTGATGACGATGCCAAGCAGCTCCTCCAGGAGCTCGGCATCGCCCAGGTGGGCAACGCCACGGACCGATAGGCCGACGCGCGGCGACGTGCTGGCGCACGTGCTGCGCGAGCTCGGGACGCCGCCGATGCCGTGGCAGCGCCTCGTCGGCGACGTCGCGCTCGAGTACGACCCGGATACCGGTATGCCGGCGTACCGGGAGGTCATCGTCTCGGTGCCGCGCCAGAGCGGGAAGACGCAGATCCTGCTCGCGCGGCTCACGATGGAGGCGCTCGAGATCGCGGCCGCCACGGTCGCCTACAGCGCGCAGACCGGCTCGGACGCGAGGCGGAAGCTCATCCACGAGTTCGCCCGCGACCTCCGACGCTCGCGCCTGCGGCGGCTCGTCGAGCGCGTGTACGAGGCGATGGGCGATCCGGCCGTCGTGTTCGGCAACGAGTCGCGCATCCGCACGGTCGCAGCCGTCCAGGACGCCGGCCACGGGCTCGTCCTCGACGCGGCCGTCATCGACGAGGCCTGGGCCGACCCAGACGACCGGCGTGAGGCCGCGCTCGTGCCGACGATGAGCACGCGCCCGCGCGCGCAGCTCTGGGTCGCCTCGACGGCCGGTACGGACGACTCGGTCTACTGGCACCGCAAGGTCGCGCTCGGGCGGCACCTGGCGGCATCGGGGGACACGTCGACCGTCGCCTACTTCGAGTGGTCGGCACCGCCGGACGCGGAGGCCGACGACGAGGACGTCTGGTGGGCGTGCCACCCGGCGCTCGGCCACACGATCTCGGTGGAGACGCTACGGCACGCGCACCGCACGATGACGGAGCCGGAGTTCAGAAGGGCCTACCTCAACCAGCCGACCTCGGGCTCGGACGAGCGCGTGATCCCGCAGCCGGTCTGGGACGCGGCCTGCGACCTGAAGGCGAGGGTGCGCAAGCCGGAGCGCTTCGCGGCCGACGCGATGCCGGACCGCTCGGCGGCTGCCATCGCGGTCGCCGGAGGCGGGGTCGCCGAGCTCGTGGACTCGCGCATCGGCGTGACCTGGCTGCCGGAGGCCCTGGCGACGCTCTGGGCGCGCTACCGTCTGCCCATCGTCATCGACGCGCAGGGGCCGCTGGCCGGCATGGCATCGGACCTCGAGCGCGCGGGCGTGCGCGTGCAGAAGGTCGGCACTGGGGAGGTGACGGCGGCGTGCGCACGGTTCTTGGACCGGCTCGTGGACGGCAAGGTGACGATCAGGCGCTCGGAGCAGCTGGACGAGGCCGTGGCGGCCGTCCGCAAGCGTCCGCTCGGCGACCGCTGGCTCTGGTCGCGTCAGTCCTCGGTCTCGGACGTCTCGCCCATCGTGGCGCTCACGCTCGCCGTCGGCATCGAGGGGCCGGAGACGCCGACGGCGGTCCGCCTGCTGAGGCTCGACTGATGCGCCGGCTGGCCGCCTCAGCGCTCGAGATCGCAGGCGTCGCCATGGTGGCGCTCTCGCTCTGGCAGCTCGCCGAGTGGGCGGCTGGCGTCTGGGTCGGTCTCTGGCTGCTCGCCGCGAGCGTCGTCCTAGGTAGGAGAGACACGTGACGATCCTCGGATCATTGCTGCAGCGCGCCATCCGCGACGAGGACGTGTGGGGTCGCTGGGCGCGCGGTGATGACCTCGACCTCGGCCGCAGCTACGCGCCGACGCCGGTGACCCGCGAGAGCGCGCAGGCGCTGTCCGCCGTGTGGGCCTGCCGGAACCTCATCGCCGGCACCATCGCGACGCTGCCGGTGGACGTGTACGTGCGCCGCGACGGGGCGCGGTTCCCGTTCAGGCCGCGCCCGGTCTGGGTCGGCGACCCCAACCCGGAGCAGACCTGGACGGCGTTCATGGAGCAGGTCGTCGAGAGCCTGCTGCTGGACGGCACGGCCTACGTCTACGTCGTCCGCGTGGACGGCCGCGTGGTCGAGACCTGGTGCGTGCATCCGCAGCACGTGACGCCGCGGCGGGAGCGGGGACAGGTCGTCTACGACGTGTTCGATGCATCCGGCTCCGTGACGCTGCAGGGAGGCCTCGGCGGGCAGATGTTCCACATCCCCGCCTACGCGCCGCCGGGCTCGCTCCGGGGCATGCCGCCGCTCGAGGTCGCGCGCACGATGATCGGGGCCGGCCTCGCGGCGCAGGAGTTCAGCGCCCGCTTCTTCGGCCAGGGTCTGCACATGGGGGGCATCATCGAGCTCCCCCAGGGCGTCGAACTATCGGCCGAGGAACGCAAGCTGCTGCGCGAGGACTTCGGCGCGCTCTACGGCGGGCTGCGCTCCGCGCACCGCCCGGCCGTGCTGACCGGCGGGGCCGCATGGAAGCCGCTCGGCATCACGCCCGAGCAGGCGCAGTTCATCGAGACGCGTCAGTTCAGCAAGGAGGACATCGCCACGTTCTTCCTCGTCCCGCCGCACCTCATCGGCAAGACGGACAAGACGACGAGCTGGGGGGCGGGCATCGAGGAGCAGAACATCGCGTTCGTCACCTACACGCTGCGGCAGTGGATCGAGCGCGTCGAGCGCTCGTTCACCAAGTTCCTGCTCTTCGACCTGCCGGGCGTGTTCCTGAAGCTGAACGTGGAGGGCCTGCTCCGTGGTCAGGCAGAGCACAGGTTCCGCGCCTACGCCACCGCGCGTCAGTGGGGCTGGCTCAGCGCGAACGACATCCGCCGCCTCGAGGACATGCCGCCGATCCCGGGCGGGGACCGCTACCTCGAGCCGGTGAACATGATCAGCGTGGGAGGCGATGATGGAACGACGTAGCTACACCGCCGGAGACCTCGAGGTCCGCGAGCACGAGGGCAGCCTCCGCTTCGTCGGCCACGCCGCTGTCTTCGACTCGCTCTCGCTGCCGCTCGGCGGCTTCCGCGAGCGGGTGGCGCGCGGCGCGTTCCGCAAGACCATCCGCGAGGCCGACGTCCGGTTCCTCGCGCAGCACGACCCGGCCACGGTCATGGCGCGCACCAAGGCGGGGACGCTGCGGCTGAAGGAGGACGGCGTGGGCCTGCTCGTGGAGGCTGACCTCAATCCCGCCGATCCGGACGTCCAGCGCCTGGCGGTCAAGGTCCGCGACGGTCACATCGACCAGATGTCCTTCGGCTTCGAGGTCATCAAGGACGAGTGGGAAGAGCAGGACATCCGCGATGAGTGGACCAAGGGTCCGATCCCGGTCCGCACCCTGAAGGAGGTGCGGCTGTGGGACGTCTCGCCGGTCACGTTCCCCGCCTACCCGGCGACCGACGGCGGCCTGCGTGAGGTCCTCGTGCCGGCGGAGGTCCGCCAGCGCGCGCTGCGCACCGCCATCGCGTCGCACTCGACCGAGGTCGTCAACGAGCCGTGGGACGGTCCCGCCGCCGTCGCCGAGATGCCGAACGAGCCTGCCGTCCTCCGGTACTGCCACGCCTGGTTCGACTCGGCGGGCGACCCGGAGGAGAAGCAGAGCTACAAGTTCCCCCACCACCGCGCGCTCGACGCGCCGGCCGTGATCTCGGCCGTGCGCAACGCGCTGGCCCGCCTGCCGCTGGCCGACATCCCCGAGAACGACCGGGCCGGCGTCGAGCGCCACCTGCGCCGTCACCTCGAGGACTGGCAGCAGGCCAACCAGGATTCCGTCCGCGAGGACGGACACCGGCTCCAGCTCGCCCGCATGCGGCTGGAGCTCGCCAGGCGGCGCATCCCGCCGCTGTAGGACCCACTCGAGGTCCCGACCGCACCACTGACGAGCCGGGCTACCACTCGTCAGCCGGACGGCGACGCCTCCGAGCCGGGTGACCACCACCGACTCACAGGAGGTCGCCATGAACGACATCCTCAAGCAGCTCCACGCCGCGCGCATGCGCGCGTGGGAGGCTGCCAAGGAGATCCTCGACCGTGCCGAGGCCGAGGACCGCGCCATGAGCGCGGAGGAGGAGCAGGCCTGGCGGAAGGCCAACGCCGAGGTCGACGACCTGGACAAGCGCATCCGCGCGCTCATCGACCGCTATGAGCGGGAGAAGGCGGCCGCCGAGGCCCGCGAGCACGTCGAGCGCTACATCCGGCCGGAGACCCCGGAGGAGCCGGAGACCCGCCAGGCGGAGGAGGACGCCGAGAAGGCGTTCCGCGACATGCTCCTCGGCAGGCGCGGGGCGGTCGTCGTCCCGCTGGACACCGTGCGCGTGGAGCGCCACGCCGACGGCCGGGTCGAGGTCCGTGACCTGGTCAAGGGCACCGCCGCCGCCGGCGGCGCAACGGTGCCGACCGGGTTCGTCCGCTCGCTCTACGAGCACCTCGTGGAGGAGTCCGGCATCCGCCGGACCGGGGCGAACGTCATCACCACCTCGAGCGGTGAGGACATGCCCTGGCCCAAGACGACCGCGCACCCGACCGCCGCGATCGTCGCCGAGGGCGCCGCGATCCCGGAGAACGACCCCACCTTCGGCCAGGTCGTGCTGAAGGCCTTCAAGTACGGGGTCCTGGTGCAGGTCAGCCGTGAGCTCGTCGAGGACACCGCCGTCGACCTGCTCGGTTACATCGCGCGGCAGACGGGGCTCGCCCTCGGTCGCGTGAGCGGCGCGCACATGGTCACCGGCAACGGCACGAGCCAGCCGGAGGGCGCGCAGTCGTCCTCCTCGCTCACGGTCGGCAAGCAGGGCGCGTCCGGCCAGACCACGACGGTCACGGCCGACGACCTCATGGACCTGTACCACTCGCTGGTCTCGGGTTACCGGGGTCGCGGCACCTGGTTCCTGCTGGACGCCTCGCTCGCGAAGATCCGGAAGCTGAAGGAGACGACGAACCAGTACCTCTGGCAGCCGGGTCTGCAGGCGGGTCAGCCGGACACCCTGCTCGGGCGTCCGGTCGTGACCGACCCCAACGTGCCCGCGATGGCCGCGAACGTGAAGTCGATCCTCTTCGGCGACTTCGGCTCGTACTACACCATCCGGGACGTCGGGACCATCCGGTTCGAGCGCTCGGACGACTTCGCCTTCGCGAACGACCTCATCACCTTCCGCGCGCTGATGCGCACGGACGGGCGTGTGGTCGACGCGGCTGCGGTGAAGGCGTACCAGAACGCCGCGAGCTAGTCCGGCTGATGGGGGAGGGGCGGATGCCCCTCCCCCATCGCACCCCCTGGAGGTACGCATGAAGGTACGCATCCTCGTGGCCTGGCTCGGTGAGCCGGGCACGGTCGTCGAGATGCCCGAGGCCGACGCGCTCGGCCACATCCAGGACGGTGAGGTCGAGGCCATCGGCGAGCCGCCCGCCCGCGCCAGGCGGCGGGCGACGGCCGAGGAGCGCGAGACGCGGTGAGCCGCTACCTCACGCTCGAGGAGGCCCGCGAGTCGGCCCAGATCCCGAGCTCGGCCGTCGACACCGAGCTGCAGCTCGCCATCGACGCCGCCGAGGCCGCCATCGACGCCTACTGCGGCCGGAGGTTCGACGTCGCCGGCGCTACCGCGACCTCGAGGCGCTTCACGGCGATCTCGCCTGTCCGCGTGGTCGTCGACGACGTGACGAGCGTCACGGCCGTCGCGGTCGACCGAGATGGGGACGGCACGCACGAGACGGCGATCGCCTCCGGCTCCTGGGAGCTGCTGCCGTTCTCGGCGGCCGCCGAGGGGAGGCCCTACGGCTGGGTCCAGCTGAAGCCGACGGCCACCTCCGCCTGGTTCCCGTCCGGCGACGGGGCCGTTCTCGTCACGGGCACCTGGGGCTGGCCCGAGGTGCCGGCGGCCGTGAAGCTCGCCGTGCAGATCCAGGCCTGGGTCCTGCTGCGCCAATCCACGCCGGTCATCGCCAGCGTGGACGAGGACATGATCCGTGAGGCGGGCGATAACCGCTTCGCCTCCCGGTTCCTCGACCGCCAGGTGCAGCTCCTGCTCGCGCCCTACAGGCGGGTGCTCGCATGAAGGCCGCAGCCGTCCAGGACGCGCTCGTCGCCCTCGTCGGCACGGCAGCGCCGGAGGTGCCCACGAGCCTCGGCCGACCGGACGTCATCGCGGCCGGCGAGGCCATCTGGGTCTCGGACCAGGTGGAGGCACGGTACGAGCCGCTGACCACCGGCCTCGCGTCCCAGATGCGCCGCGAGATCCTCACGCTGCGCGTGTTCGTCCTCGTGGCCGAGACGGTCGGCGAGTTCGGCTCCCGGCGCGACCGCGCCTACGACATCGCCGGTGCGGTCGAGCGGGCCATCGCCGCCGACCAGACGCTCGGCGGGCTCGTCGAGCTCACCTTCGTGTCGGCGATGCGGACCCAGGACGACCCGACGCCGAAGGGACACATCACCAGCGTCGAACTCGAGGTGACCGCCTCCTCGACGCTGCCGACCCCGGGCTGACCCACCTAGGAGGTTCCCATGCGCTACCGCCTGCGTGCGGCCGCGAACGTCGTCGTCGGCTCCGATGCCCCGGTCTCGTTGAAGGCCGGGTTGGTCGCGGCGACGGAGCAGAACGCGGCCGCGCTCGAGCTGCTCAGCACGCTCGGCCTGGCCGAGCCGACCGAGGAGGAGGAACACGATGCCGCTCAACCGTAAGATCGCGCAGGTCGCCTTCGACCGCCAGACCTCGGGCAAGGGGACGCTGGCGACGACGGCGAAGTACGGGTTCGGGCTCACGTCCGGTGCCGTCATCTCGACCGAGATGACGCAGGAGCCCACGCCGCTCACCATCGCCGACCGGCTGCCGCCCTCGGTGGAGCTCAAGGGCTACCAGCACCGGGTCGAGTGCGAGTCGCTGGTCTGGCCGCGGTCCGTGCCGCTGCTCCTGTTCGGCGCGCTGGGCGCCATCGCTTCCACCGGCTCGAGCGACCCCTTCACGCACACGATCACGCCGGCGGTGAACCTGCCGTACCTGACGGCGTTCGGGCGGCTCGACACCGAGTACCACAAGGTGCGCGACTGCAAGGTCGACGAGCTGGCGCTCTCCTGGGAGAGCCGTGAGCTGCTGCGCGCCCGCATCCGGATGCTGGGGACCGTGGCGAGCTTCTACCAGAGCTCGTTCACCATCACCAACGACGAGTCCAAGGACCAGGCGTTCTTCCCGGCGGGCGGCACGTTCGAGGTGGAGACGGCTGGCTCCACGCCGGCGGCCGCCGACGTGGTGGGGGGCGAGCTGACCATCGCCAACAACCTCATCCCGGTGGAGCTGTCCAAGTCGCTCGAGCCCGATGACGTCTGGCCCGGCGCGCAGGACATCACGTTCCGCGTGCGCGTCATCCCGCCGGCCGACACCACGCTCTGGCGCAAGATCATCACCGGCTCCGGCTCCGGCACAGCCGTCTCGAGCACGCCGGTGTACGGCTCGTTCCGCCTGAAGTTCCAGATCCAGGCGACGCCGGAGCGCAGCCTCGACATCACCGCGCCGCGGGTGGCGTTCACGGCCCGCTACCCGGAGGCCTCCCCGGACGGTGGCCCTGTCGAGCTCGAGCTCGAGGGTCGGGTGATCTCACCGACGTCCGGCAACGCCATCACGGCCGTCGTCAAGAACGGCGTCAACACGACCGGCTACAACGGCTCCTGATGGGCGCTCGCACCGCTCCGTTCGCCGTCAAGCTCGAGGGCGTCCGGGAGCTCACGCGGGCCATCGCCGCCATCGACCCTGCCCTCATCAAGGGCATCCAGGAGCGGAACCGCGCCATCGGGCAGCGCATCATCAACGCCGCCATGCCGAAGCCGCTGAACGTCGGCTCCGGCGCTGGCGCGGTGCCGCGTCCGTCGGGGAGCCGCAACGTGCTCCGCATCATGGCCGGCGGCTCCTGGCGACACCATCCCCCGGTGCAGCCGTGGGGTCGCATCCAGCGGCCGAAGCGCGACATCCCACGCCCCTACATCTGGCAGGCCGCCGCTCGCGAGATCCCGCGCGCGCAGGAGGACTACCTGAACGCGCTGTTCGAGGCGGCCGCCCGCGCCGGGCTCCAGGCCCGCCGGTTCTGAGCCCGGCCCGGCCCGGGTCGGGCACGTCCACGCACAGGAGGTGTCCATGTCCCTGCCCGATGGAGTCAGCGTCGAGATCGGCACGAGCGTCCTCGAGGAGATGACGTTCGGTGAGCTGGAGGAGCTGGCCGAGCTCGGCGGCGAGACCGCGCTCGAGGACATCGCGGCCGGGCGTGCGCGGCCCAAGGCGCTCACCGCGCTCGCGTACCTCGTGCTGCGGCGCTCGTACCCGGACGTGACCATCGAGGACGTCCGCAAGCTCAAGCTCACGGCCCTGCGTCCCGCGCAGGAGCCAAACCCTACCGGGGCCGGCGCGTAGAGGCGCTGGCCCCGCTCATGCACTTCTACGGATTGTCGCTCTCCGAGCTGCGCCGGCTGCGGCTGTGGGAGATCGACGCGCTCGCGCGCTACATGCGCGCCTACTACGAGGCTCAGAGGGGTTAGATGGCAGGCGGAACCGTAGTCGTACGCTTCGTCGGGGATGTACGCGAGTTCCAGGCCTCGGCTCGTCGCCTGCAGGGCATCCTGCAGGGGGTTCAGCGTGCCGTCGGCCTGTCGTTCGGCCTCATGGCTGCCGACGCGCTGCGCTCGGCCCTGCAGTTCGACCAGGCCTTCGCCCGCATCGACGCCATCTCGAACGCGAGCGCGAAGGAGATCGCTGGCTTCCGCGAGCAGGTGCTCAAGCTCTCGGGCGAGACCGCCCGTGCGCCAGCCGAGCTCGCCAACGCGATGTTCTTCCTCTCCTCCTCGGGCCTCAGCGCCCGGCAGGCCGTCGAGGCCCTGGAGGCGTCGGCGAAGGCTGCAGCGGTCGGGCTCGGTGCGACGGAGGACATCGCCAAGGTCGTCGCGAACGCGCTCAACGCCTACGCGGATGCGGGGCTCACGGCCAAGCAGGCCACCGATACGCTCGTCGCCGCCGTCCGCGAGGGCTCCGCCGAGCCTGCCGACTTCGCCGACGCGCTCGGCCGCATCCTGCCCATCGCGAGCCAGGCTCAGGTCGGGTTCGACGAGGTGACCGCCTCGCTCGCCGCCCTGTCCAACATCGGCCTCGACGTCAACGAGGGCGTCACGGCCATGCGCGGCCTCCTGCAGGCTCTCGTGGCCCCCGGCAGCCAGGCGGCCGAGACCCTGACCGAGGTCGGCATCTCGGCGGACGAGATGCGGCGCGTGCTCTCCGAGCAAGGTCTGCTTGCCGCTCTGCGGCTGCTCGAGGAGCGCACCGGCGGCAACATCGACCTCATGAAGAGGATCGTGCCGAACGTCCGGGCCCTGACCGGCGCGTTCGGTCTCACGGTCCAGGAAGCGGAGAAGGTCAACGGCATCTTCGAGCGCGTCACCCGCTCGTCCGGGAGCCTGGATGAGGCTTTCCGCACGATGGAGCAGACCGCGAGCTTCCGCGTGGCGCGTGCCCTCCAGCAGCTCCGAACGGCTGCCCAGGAGCTGGCGAGCAAGGTGCTACCGCCGCTGGCGGACGTCCTCGAGAAGGTCGCCAACAACGCGGAGCTCGTTCTCACCGCGCTCCTCGGCTGGCAGGCCCTGAAGTTCCTCCCGGGGCTGCTGCACGCGATCGCGGAGGGGCTGTTCTCGGTCGCCCTCGGTCTCGAGTCCGTCGGCCTCAAGGCTGCCGCCGCCAAGCTGACGAGCCTCGCAGCCGGCATCTCCACGGTCGCCAAGGCATCCGTCGCCACGCGCCTTTCGGTCATCGGTCTCGCCGCGATGTTCGTCTACGCGGGCTCCAAGGCGAACGAGCTTGCCGACCAGCTCGGCGTCACCGAGGAGACCCTGCATCGGATGCCGTCGGCGGGGCGGTCGGGCGTGAGCGCAGCGTTCGAGCTCGCGCGCCGGCACCAGGAGGCGGCCCAGCGGGCCGCGGAGCTGGCGCAGGCCAACGAGAACATGGCAGCCCGCTGGGAGGCCGCCGCGCGCACGATGACGGGAGCGACCGACAAGGTCATCGAGAAGAGCCAGGAGCTGGCCTCGCAGGTCGGCAAGACGCGCAAGCAGATCAAGGTCTTCGCTGGCATGACCAAGGCCGAGTTCAAGGACTGGGCCAAGAGCGTGGGTGAGGACCTGCGCGATGTCTCCGGTGTCTTCGCTGACCTGGTGGAGGACGGGAAGGTCACGGCCCGAGAGATCATCAGGTCTTTCAGGAAGCAAGCCGAGGCCCTGGCGAACTATCGCGAGAACTGGGAAACGGTCATCAAGCGTGGCCTCCCGGACGCGCTCGCGCAGCAAATCGCCGACATGGGTCTCGACGGCGCGAGCATCCTCCAGGAGCTGGCGAACGCGAGCGACCAGCGCTTCCGCGAGATCGTCCGCGCCTTCAAGGAAGCTCAGAGGCAGGCGAAGCGCACCGAGCAGGCCATCCGGGGGGTCGGCCAGGCGGTCAACGCGCTGCCGAGCCACAAGACCATGACCATCTCGGTCGAGATCCAGAAGAGCGCCCTCGCCGCCGGCGCAGGTGGACACGGCGTGCAGCTGCAGCACGGAGGAGTGGTCACCCGACCGACCTTCGCCCTCATCGGCGAGGCTGGCCCGGAGGCCGTCATCCCTCTGTCGCGCCTGCGGGAGGTGCGGGAGACGACCCGCGAGGTCGCTCCGCGCCGAGTCGATGTCCGCCTCATCGTCGATCGCCGCCGCTTCACCGAGCAGCAGAAGATCGCCTACGTCTGGGAGCGGTAGATGACCTGGAAGATCGACATCTACAACGTCACTGGCCAGAACCTCGTTGCCAGCGACGTGCCGTTCGTACGGGCGACGATCCGATGGCGGCTCGATGATCCGGGGTCCGCTGAGATCGACATCCGCGACGAGGACCTCGGCGACTGGCCCGGGGCCACGCCGTGGCGACCGATGCGCCGCCGGGTGCTCGTGCGGCGGAACAACAACGCGAAGTGGGCCGGCGTGCTCCTCGGCCTCGAGCAACGCATCGAGGGCGGCGTGCCCCGCTACACCGCTCGCTGCCTCGGCCTGCGGGCGTGGCTCGAGCGGCGTGTCATCCACGGCGACCTCAGCAAGGCGAACAAGTTGGGACCCACCATCGCGTGGGAGCTGATCCAGCACGCCCAGGCGCAGACCCAGGGAGAGATGGGCCTTACCCTCGGTAGCGTCTTCGGCACAGGTCCGCTCCGCACGCGCCACTACTGCGACGGCGACGTGATCTCAGAGGCCATCAGCGAGCTGGCGAACCGCGCGAGCGGCGGCTTCGACTGGGAGATCGGACCCGACGGCGCGTTCAACGCCTGGGTCGGCGGTCGGGGCTCGTCCGTCGGTACGCGGGTCAGTCCGATGGACTGCGAGCGCGACGGCGGGTGGGAGCTCTCGTGGGACGGTGCCGAGGCCGACACCTACGCCACGGCGCTCGGACCCGCCGACGAGCCGTGCGGTCCGCCGCTCGTCACGAGCTCCTCATCCGTGCTCCCGCCGGCAGCCTACGGCCGGTGGGAGTCCGTCGTCGAGTCGGAGTCCAGGAGCGTGGACGAGCTGACCGAGGTCGCCGACGAGCACCTCCAGGCGGCCGGGCGGAGCGCGCTGCGCCTCCGCGTGACGCGCCCGGGCGACTTCCGCGACGTCTACAGCGAGCCCTGGCCCGGCTTCGGTCTCGGCGACAGACCCACCGTCATCCTCAGCCCCAAGAACCTGATCGAGAACCCATCCTTCGAGGATCCCTCGCCGATAGGCCAGGCGCAGAGCGGTGCCACCATCACGCGTGTGACGAGCCCGACCCGCAGGGGCTCGTATGCCCTGCAGGTCTCGACCGTCGGCAACGGCTCCCAGACGCAGGGGTGGCGCGTCGCCCAGGTGCCGGGTCCGCGTGAGGGCGAGCGATGGACCTTCAGCGCCTACGTCTACTCGACCGTGCCCGGCACGCCGGTGCGCCTCCGCATCCGGTCGCTCGATGTGAGCGGCAACAACCTCGCGATGGCCGAGGCGTCGTACATCGCGGATGACTCCTGGACGCGGATGAGCGTGACCCACACCATGCCACCGGGCACGGCCACGGTGAACTGCGCCATCTACGCCGACGGGAACCTCAACACGGCCCGCACCTGGGTGATCGACGACGTGCAGCTGGAGTTCGGCGGCCAGGTCACCGACTGGGTGCCGTTCGAGCGCGCGTTCGGACCGGTCCGGCCGACCATGCGGGTCATCGGCTACTCGCTCACGCTGGAGCCTCCGTCCCTGGAGTTCGTCGAGGCCGAGCTGGAGGCCGTCTGATGGGCGTCAAGAAGAAGGGCCTGCACGAGGACGTGCGCAAGACCAGGCGCCGGGCCAAGCGACCGTGCCGCTCGGCACCCCAGGCACCGGCGAACGTCACGCTCACGTTCGGCAAGCGTGAGGTCAAGGAGCGCGAGGAGTGGCGGGCACGGGTCCGCTGGGACCCGGTCACGCAGGACGTGGCCGGGCGGGACATCACCGACCGCATCGACGCCTACCAGACGCAGCTGCGCGCCACCAACGCCTCCGGCAACCCGGTCGAGCTCGACTCCGGCCAGCCCGCGGTCTGGAAGCACCTGCTCCGGGGCGACGACGACCACGACGTCTACGCCCCCATCGTGCGCCCCCGCACCTGGTACTACCAGACCCGCGTCCGGGCCGGGATCCGCGTGGCCGGGACGATCTGCTGGTCGGCATGGTCGGCCTGGACGACCCCGGTGCAGCCCGCGACCGGCGCGCTTCCTGGCCCGCCGGTCCCCACCGGGCAGACCCTCACGTTCATCCGGGACGAGTCCCGCAAGGGCTCACCGTGGGCGGCGAAGCAGCAGTGGAACGAGGTCCCGACCTGGACGCCGACCGACGGCGACACGCTCGACGGCGCGGCGCGCTACGTGGTCCAGCTCGCCGTCTCCGACGACGGCGGCACGACGACCAAGAACGTCCGCAGGGACTCCATCGAGGCGAGGGACGCCGACTCCGACACGACCGCCTTCCGCATCTGGCACCACATCTCGCGGCACTACTGGTACCGCTCGAGGGTCCGCGCGGTCGACGTCTACGGTCGCAAGGGCGCGTGGAGCGCATGGACCGCTTGGGCTCGCCCGCCGAAGATCTCGGGGCCGGTTCAGAACCTCGTCCTGAAGCACCCGAAGCCCAGGCTGTACGTGGCGAAGTGGGATCCGCCGAGCGACGAGGACGCGGTCATCGGGTACCGCGTGAGGTGGTACCGGCAAGCCACCCTGATGGAGACCCAGCGGGTCGACGGATGTCGCGCCAGCTACCACGTACCGGCCGAGGACAAGGGCAAGAACCACAAGGTCGAGGTGCGGGCCCTCTACGACGCCTCCGTCGAGGAGTCCGACGATCCGGTCACCTCGGACCCGCTCACGGAGTCCGAGACCTGGGAGCGCGACTCGATCGGGGAGTACGAGATCACGGACACCGAGATGGCCTGGGCCGGCACGTCGACCCTCGCGCTGCTCGCCGAGTCGTGTGCGGTCGCCTCGACGAACGACCAGACGGGCGTGCCGAACACCGACACCGACACCGTGGTCGGCTTCAACACCGTGGAGTACTCGACCCCGAACTTCACGCCTCAGCTGTCGAACAACTGGGTGATCCTGGACGCGCGCGGGCCGGACAACAACGGCGTGTACCTCGTGTGGGGTACGGTCCGCTTCTCCGCCGACTCGACGGGCCGCCGTCGCCTGACGCTGCAGACCTCGAACGACGGGACCAGCTGGTCCAACCTGTACACCGTCCGCGTGGCGGCGGCGCCCGGTGCACCGACCGACGTGATGCTCACGTGGCTCGGCAGGCTGACGGTCTCGCCGGGGAACACGCGCATCCGCCTCGTGGCCGGTCACACCGGGAGCACCTCGCTCACCCTGCTCGCTGCAGGTAAGCGGCTCGCCGTCACCTACCTCGGCGCTCCGCAGTTCACGTCGAGTCCGCCCTCCAGCGGACGGCCGCTCGGCAGGCGGCTGCCGTGATCCGCGATGAGCATGGTCTTCCTCGGTCCGGCGTGAACTCGCCCTAGACACACCTGCTTACCTGCGGATATGGCGGGTGTGCTGCACCGACAGGTGCTCATGACCACCGAGGAGATGGCCGCTGCCGCCGTGCGGCTCGGCCTCTCCCACGCCGAGGCCATCCGGCTCGTCCAGGACGCCTGGAGGGCGGGTCGCCTCGTCTGGGCCGGCATGAGCGCCGACGGCGAGCCCGTCTTCGCGCTTCGCGAAGACATCTACATCAGGACCACCGGAGGTTGACGTGTCGATGATCAGGCTGACTCGCCGCAGGTTCCTGGTCGGTGCGGCCGCGACGGCCGCGGGCGCAGCCATGCTCTCGAGGCTGCTCACGCGCGCGCCGTCGGTCATCCAGGTGCGTTACCGCCTCCGCAGGCTGCCTAGCGGAGAGTGGTCCAAGCCGCTAAGGAAGGCGGACCTCCTGGCGCTGGTGCGCAAGCGGGTCGGGAAGCATCCGGCTCCCTACCGGCTCAAGCGTGACGACGGAGAGTGGGGTCCGCCTCGCACGCTCGACGAGATCATCGACAGGCTCCGCGTCGTGCTGCCCAAGGTGCCGGTGGGGACGCGCTACCGCATCGGCGCTGACGACGGCGCGACCTGGCTGCTGCGCAAGGTCGAGATCGACCTGTCCTGCACCCAGGACACCCAGGGCACGGACGCCATCGACCGCATCTACTGCACGGTCGTCTCGAGGTGGCGCGGCGTCGAGAACTGGGGCATCTGCAACTGCAAGCGCGTTGCCGGCTCGTCGACCTGGAGCCAGCACGCATGGTGCAACGCCTGGGACATCCACCACGATTCCGCAGCCGTCATGCGCGAGATCGCGGACTTCCTCGTGGCCAACGCCGTGCCGCTCGACGTTGCAGAGGTCATCTACGACGGCCGCATCTGGACGAGGGACCGTGGCTGGCGTGCTTACGGCGGCGTCAATCCGCACACCAACCACATCCACGTCTCGGGATACCCGCTGAAGACCGGCATCCCGCCCTGCGCGTCGTGAGGAGCTGAGATGGACTACCCGGCCGAGCACTTCGTCGGAACCCCGCCGCTCGGTCGGTGGGTCGTCGAGCGTGCGCGCAAGCGCGTCGGCGTACCGGCCAAGTGGCAGGTGCCGCTGGAGGTCATCGCACGCTACGAGTCCGACTGGGATCCCTACGTCGTCTCCACCGTCTGCCCGGGCTGCCGGGGCATGATGCAGCTCGCCGAGGGGATGTACGCATCGGCGCAGCGGAGCGGGTTCATCGGGCGCATCAGCTACACGGACCCCGTGCAGGCAGTCGAGGTCGCCATCCGCTACATCCGCTCGGAGCTCCAGGGCTACGGCGGCTACGGCGGCCTCAGCAAGCTGCTCGCTCGCGACGACCGTGGTCCGGGTCTCGTGCTGCGGACCTGGATGGAGCATCCCGACTGGACGGTCGCCAAGCTCCGACCCTACTACCGGGGGTACTGACGTGACGTACTTCCCCTTCTCGCTGCTCGACTACGGACTCGCTGTCGCGGTTCTCGTCGCGCTCGCCGCGACCGTCTACCTGTTCGTCCAGTTCCTCGCGAACCACATGAGCAAGGTCACCGCCGTCCTCGACGAGCTGGTGCGGGCGACCCGCGCCATGAGTGACGAGTTCCATCGGCACACCGCGCAGGAGCGCGAACTCGTCGACGAGATCCGCGAGATGCGCAGCAGGAGGAAGCGTGCGTAGGTTCATGCGCTCTCCGGAGCATCGCGAGAACATGCTCAACTGCCGCTACGAGCGAGTGGGCATCGGGATCGTCTACGCCCGCCGGGTCTGGAGGCCGCGATGACCTGGCCTGAACGCCCGTCGCGATGGTCAAGGCCCTGGCTCGCGATGTGGCTCGTCGTGGCCGTCGGACTCATCGTCGCCGCCTTCCTCCTCCCCTTCCGCGTCTGGGCCGTCCTCGCCGCTGTCTGCTTCGGGATCCCCGAGGGCATCGCGCTGCTGCGCAAGGACGACGCTCTGCCCCCGCTCACGTACGTCACCGCCTACTACCTCCCACGCTGGCTCACCTTCAGCCTCATCGGAGCCCTCACCGGCTCCATCGGTGCGACCTGGCTCGGGTTCGACCGTCCGCTGCGTCTCGGCGGGCTGCTCGCGCTCTACAGCTGGGCGCTCTCCCACTTCGACGTCACCTACGAGGAGGTGGAGTAGATGCCCATCAGGGAAGACGGTCCCGAGGTCACGGAGCACGAGCTCCAGTACGCGCGGCGGGTGCTCAAGGTGCTGGCCGCGCTCATCGAGCGGGGTGACCCGGACGTGATGGCGGCGCTCTCGAAGATCGGGTGGGCCGTCAACCCCGCGCTGTTCGTGCGCCCGGGAGGTGAGCGATGAACCTCGAGCAGCTGCACTCGGAGGTGCTGAAGGCCTGCGTGCGCGTGCGCACCAAGCGCGCCGGGGGCTCCGGCACCGTCATCTACTCGCAGGGCGAGCCGGGGCAGGTCTCGACCTACGTGCTCACCAACCAGCACGTCATCGACGACGCGGTGCGCGTGGTGGAGAAGTGGGACCCGGTCCTGCAGAAGAACGTCAAGCGGGACGAGCGCGACCTCGTGGAGGTTCACTTCTTCAACTACCGCTGGAGCTCCCGGGTGGTCGGGGCGAACGCCATCGAGGCAGAGATCGTCGCCTACGACAAGGACGAGGACCTGGCGCTGCTGAAGCTCCGGGGAACCGACCCGGTGCCGGCGGTGGCGAAGATGTTCCCTCGAGGGGAGGAGTCCCGCCTGCTCGTGGGCGAGCCCATCATCACCGTCGGCTGCGGGCTCGGCGAGCCGCCGGTGCTCACGCAGGGCGTCATCTCCGTCTTCGGGCGCGAGATCGACAGCAAGGAGTACTGGCTCTGCACCGCCCCCTCGATCTACGGGAACAGCGGCGGCGGCACGTTCCTCGCAGAGACCCGGGAGTTCATCGGCGTTCCCTCTCGCGTGGCGGTGACCGGCTTCCTCGGCTCGAGCGCCGTGACGCACCTGTCGTACTCCATCCCGATCACGCGGGTCTACGACTTCCTCGAGAAGCAGATGTTCCGGTTCATCTACGACCCGGCCTTCACCGAGGAGGGCGAGGCGGAGACCCGCAAGCGCCTGCTCGAGGCCGACAAGCTCCACCGGAAGGAGAACCCCGAGGAGGACAAGTGATGCCTGAGCTGGTCACGGTGACCTGGCTCGACGCCACGTTCGCCCTGGACGAGGTGCCGAAACTTGTAACCGTGGAGACCACGGGGTGGCTCCTGGACACGCGGGACGCGGCGGCGATCTCGGTCGCCGGGGAGCGCATCGGCGAGGAGGAGTGGCGCGCCGTCACGACCATCCCGCGCGTCTGCGTGATGGAGATCCGCAGCCTTGGGGAGACCGATATTGCAACTCAGCGATGAGGGCTACCCTGTCGTCCCGCCCGGGCACACCCGCGTGGTCATCGACCTCGACGGCGTGCTGGCCGAGGACGTCTGGCCCCGCGCCGGCATCGGCGCTCCGAGGCCCGACGGCGTGGACCTCGCCGTCCACTTCTTCCGCGAGGGGTACGAGGTCGTGATCTGGACGGCGCGACCCGCGAGCCACCTGCCCCGCATCATGGACTGGCTCCGCCACAACGGCCTGCGCGAGGTCGTCTACGACGTCGTGACCGATAAGCCGGTCGCTGGCCTCTACGTCGACGACCGCGCCTGGAACCCGCTCAACTGGCAAGGTGACAAGTCGTGAACGAACAGGACGAGATCCTGCGCGAGTTCCTCGCGCTGCTGATGGGTCCGACCAAGGACGGCGCGCGCAAGCGTGCGGCGGGCAAGAAGCCCCACTGGAAGGTGGACCACTCCCACATCGAGGCGATGTACCGGCACCTGCGGCGCTGGGAGACGGGCGAGACGGAGGACCCGGACTCGGGATGCCATCCGCTCGTGCACGCGGCGTGGCGCTGCCTCGCCGTTGCCTGGCAGGAGACGCACGCCGATGGACGCTCGTGAGGGCTCCTGGACCGCTGCGGGCTTCCGCTGTCCCGCCTGCGGGTACGACGCGAGCGCCGTCAGGAGGCTGGAGCTACCGACCACGGAGGGAGAACGTGCCCACGTCTGGCTGCACTGCCTGTGGTGCGAGCACGACTGGGACGTAGACGCATAGGAGGTCTCATGGCTCACCGGGGAGAGCAGGACCTCGAGGCGCTGATCGCAGCCTCGTTCGAGGGCAGCAGGCCCGGCACCAGGTGCTGGGCGAACGACCTCGAGGGGCCGGCCGCCGAGTACGTCGCGGCGCTCGTGCGGGCGAGGGCGAGCGGCCGCAGGCCGGTCACCATGACCGTCTGGCGCATCCTCCGCGACCGCTTCGGGCTCCACGTCGGCCGCACCAGCGTGGACCGCCACCTCAAGGGGGAGTGCTCATGTCCGAGGTAGAGCGGCTGGTCGCCGACAGCCTGGACGAGCAGGAGCTCATCGGCGTCCTCGAGCAGCGCGGGTACGTGGTGCAGCGACCCGCGCCTCCGAAGGCGGAGACGATCTCGCTCGACCATCTCACCGGCAAGGAGAGGTTGAAGCTCGCGGTCGTGTCCTGCACGCACCTCGGCTCGCGCTACCAGCAGCTGACGGCGTTGCGGGAGTTCTGCGCCTACGCCACCCGCCGGGCGAAGGTGGACGCCTTCATCCACGCTGGCGATGTCGGCGACGGGCCGACCGCGCGCCACCGCAACCCGCACGAGGTCTTCAAGCACACCTATGACGCGGCGCTCGACTACATCGCCGAGTCGCTGCCCGTGACCGGGCGACCCTGGTACATGATCTCGGGGAACCACGACGATTGGTGGACCCTCGATGGCGGCCCGGACATGATCCGAGCCCTAGCCGAGCAGCGTGAGGACATCCAGTACCTCGGCAAGTCGCTGGGCTACCTGACCTTCCGGAACACCCGCATCGAGGTCACGCACCTCAACACCGGCAGCGCCTACGCCTACTCGTACAAGGCGCAGAAGCACATCGAGTCCCTGTCCGTGGAGCGCCGCCCTCACGTCAGCCTCATCGGCAACTTCCACAAGTTCTGCGCCATCTACTACCGGAACGTCCTCGCGCTGCAGCTCCCGTCCTTCCAGGCGCAGACGCCGTGGATGGCTGGCAAGTCGCTCGTCTCCGAGGTCGGTGGCGTCATCGTCGAGATCGGGCTGCACCCGAAGGGACTGTCGCCGCTGACCCGGTTCGAGGTCGTCTACACGTTCGAGCCGAGGGAGGAGGACTGGTGAACGACCTCCGCTCCGACCTGTACCGCACGTTCCAGCGGCTGATGGCTGGCGGACTGCAACCGACGCTCGCGATCGGTGCGCTCGCCCTGCTCCTAGAGGGCTGCCGGCGCGCCGAGGACGAGGAGGCCGCTGCCGCCATCCTCGAGCTGATGGACATCCTCGACGGGGGGGCGAGCACGCACGCCCTCGCCCGCTTCCGGGAGGGCTGATAGATGTACGTCTTCCGGGCGTGGGTGGACGAGCACGGCTGGAACGTGGATCGCGAGCACGAGCGCTGCCAGCGCCGGTGCCGGCACCTGCGCCTCGGCGACCTCAACCGCGAGGACGGCGGGAACATCATCCGTTGGGTCTACCGACGCTGGCCGCCGTACCTGCGCATCCTCATCGGACGGCGCTACTGGCCCGTCCTGCGACTGGGACGGCGATGAGCTCCGTCAACGTCATCCCTCGTTTCACGTGGGCGCTCAAGCCCAGCGAGCCCTGGCAGACCGCCGCCAGCTGGATCGGGCGACCGCAGGGCTTCGCGCTGGCAGTCAGCTCGGTAGATCAGCAGCCTGTGTCCCCCAGCGGCGGGCTCCTGCACAGCGCGGAGCCGTCCCGCCCTGACCCAACGCTGGACGGTGCGCACTGAGACGCCCAGGAGGCGCGCGGCCTCCTGGGCAGTCACCAGTTCCTCGCCGTCGGGGCTGACGCGGCGGAACAGCCCGTCCATGCGATGTCAGATGCCCTCGATGTCCG